TAATTGATGGAAATGGATAATCTAAATCTTGATCTGTACCGTAACCGCTAAATGGTCTGAGTGTTAATACCTTTGTACCTTCTTCACGCAAGTAATTCATTAACATTTCACCGGTTAGTTTTGACCAACCATAAGACATATCCGGCTTACCCATTTTATTAAAGTTAATATCTTTTTCTTTTAACTTACGCTTTTTAGTCAGTGTTTGTAATTCAGTTGGATATGCGGCTGAAGATGAAAAATAAACTACATAAGGTTGTTCAGTTCGCATAGCCCATGTTGCAAACTCAGCATCAATGGCTAGATCAACAGCCAAAGCCAATGGTTCATTTTCAATCATCATGCGGCCACCAACTACGGCGGCTAGGTGAATTACAAGATCGTATTGTTTTTTATCTAACTGAAAAAATTTACGGCAATCAACACCATTTTTTAAATCTACTAAAGTCAAGTTAGCGTGTGGCAATGCACGCCTAAAGGCACGGCCAACAAAGCCATGTGATCCAGTGATCAATATATTCATCTATATTTTCTTACTAACTCTGCATATTCCATACTTGCCAAATATTTTTGTAAAGTTAATAAATCATTTTCATACCATTTAGGTTGATTAACCCTGGCATAGCCTTCATCCATTTCAGCCTTGCCTGCTATTGGATGTAAATGCTCAATAATTACATCAGGTAAATATTTTAAATATTCTAAATCTAGGCCTAATTGCTTTACGAAGTTATCAAAGAATAAATGGACACATCCAGGAAATGTCATGCCGCGTAACTCATTTACTAAATCCCGGCTCATGCCAAATGCTGTTGGCAAGTTAGCACCTTGCAATAAATCATCACCATAAACTATTCCAGTGTTTTGGCCTAACGCCTGAATAAAGGCTTTATCCCAACCCTGCGTTCTAGGAATGTGATCATCACCCATGAAAACAAAATAATCATATAAAGGAAATTTAGTAATATCCAACAAATAAACTGCACCGGTATTAAGAGATTTAGCACAACCACCTGTTTTATTGTCGGCAGGCAGTTTTTTATAGTTTTCACTTTTTGCGTACTCATTCCATTTTGGATCATCATTATCTATAACAATGTATAGATCAGCCTCAGTATTTGTATCTTTAAAAGCCTGTGCCAAGCGTTCGGCATTTTCAGGCCTACCCCTACTAGGTACAACCACACACATCTTCATGGCCATAGGGTAGGGGATCGGGCTGACTTACTTCTTAGATATTAGGATTTGATACAGCGTGTCTATTTTTTCCTCTATACGCGCAACCCTGCCTTCTAGGTTATGGCGGCCATTATTATCAGGTTTTAACTCACTTAGATAATGCTTTACCAGCCATCTAACGGTTGCCACTAATGCGCCTAAAATGGTTACCGTAGATACTGCAAAAGCCGCCCAATCGTTCATAGTCATTTACTATTGATTCCAAATGACTTGTCTTTAGGATCAAAGTATCTAGCCAAAGGTGCAACTAAAGCACCGGCCAAAATTGAAAATTCAGGTTTAATATCTGCAACTAAAGCCAATACGGTTGTAACGGTAGCCGCCGCAAGGCTTCTTAAATATGACTTAATAATCTCTTTTTGCTTTGTAGTAAATTTCATTCTAATCCTAACTCTTTTATTTTGTTTGTAACTTGATTTTGGTTTAACGCAATTTCAAAGTGCATATCATCTTTACGCTTCTTGTAATTGCCGCCCCAGGCTAAACCATATTTAGTTATGAGTAGGTTAATTGTATTACGCTGATCCTTATTAAATGTATTTGACTTGCCTAATGGATGTTTAATTGCATTTAGGTCAATGGCTGTACCGGATGCGTGATTACTTAAAATTCTGTCTGATCCCCTGGTCTGCCTAAAAGCATAACCCCAATCATCTAATTGGCCTTGATCTATTGGCTCAACTAATTCATGGAAATCTTTGGCAAAACTTACCAGGATTGGTGCAACGGCTTTAGCACATGCAAATTTGATCTTTGTACCTGGCACTGCAAAAGTTTCAATGCCTAATGCTTTACGATCCTCACTAGCCGGCCAACCATTAGGGCTAGTGAGTTCTCTTATTGTTGCCATTATTTAAATGCTTATGAAAGCAATAACCGGGCTTCTTCTTGCGTAATTCCTAACTTCTTTAACAGTGCAGATTTGGCTGTTGCATCAGCCGCTTCTTTTGCTTCACGCTCTACGCGTTCTGACTCAGCGGCCTTTTGTGCCGCCTCTAGATCAGCAATTTCTTCTGCTGTTAATTCAACAATACTGGTTTCACCTGTTGAACAATCTACGATTACTTTAGTTGGCATTTCTTCTCCTTTGTTAAGCGTTGGATATTCCGTATAAATAAAATGATGAGCCTGACTTAAAATTAGTACCATTAATCGGTGTTAAAGTAATTGAAGTTATTGCATCGGTAATGCGAAATAAACCAGCATTTGTATTTATGTATGTGTCTGCTGTTCCTGCGCTGTTATTTTCTGCAACGCTAAAATTACCAGTAGGTTTATTTTGGCTTGCTGTATATGATGGAATATAAATTTCTGCGCTTCCAAATGTATTAGATGTAGCAGTATCTCCATCTTGCCAACCTGCTCTAATGTTTGCAGCACTTGTTGTTCGGTTGCTAGTAGCAGTAGAAGCATTTCCAATTAAGGTAGTGGTTGAATAATTAGAACCAGTATTACCATTCAAAGTGTAAATAATTAACTCATTAGGTCCAGCCTCAGTTGTTCTAGCGGAATACCTCAACACCAAATCCGTATAGGTAGCAGGTATCGCCGAAAAGGTAACAGATGCCGCACTTGATGATAAAACATTTGAACTGATCAAAGTATATGTGGCTGGCATTTTACGCTTTCAGTATTCCGTAGAGGGTGGCGGTAGTGCCTGTGTTGAAAGTAGTACCAGCAGCACCAGATACACCTGGACCAAACTTAATGGATGATATGGCAGATGTGCTGCGCCATAAATTAACATAGGTTCTAACATTTCCAGATCCATTTAAATCTGTTGATGATGTGGCTAATGCGGTTTTATTTGTAGAACCAGCATACGAGAATATATCTAAAGTGTGAAATGTGGGTGTAGTGGCGTTAAAACTGTACCATCTTAAATAAGTAATGCTTGTATTTCTACCACTTGTAGCAGTAGCACCATCACCCTCAAGTCTAGTTTCTGAATAATTACTTCCAGTATCGTTGTTATATTGGATACCAAGAGTGCAGTTAAAGTTAGTAGTGCCTGTTAATACTAATCTTAAATCAGTATAAGCAGAACTAATTGAAGTAAACTCTATGTTTGCACTAGCACTACCCAAAGTGGTTGTTGCAATTTTCTCATATGTGGCTGGCATTATGCACCTTTGATTCCGTAGAGGGCGAATACTGTTGAAGTGGCAAAGTTTTGACTAGCAACAAAAGTTAAACTTGTTATTGCAGTTGTATCAATAAATAGACCTGAAAACACTCCAGTACGACCACTGCCGTTAGCATCTTCACCCATAAAAGAACGAATTGTTTTGTTCTTAGTTGTTGATGCATAATCAATAATGTCAATTATTCCAACGCTAGGATAAGTTGCAGTAGACCTAATTAACTGAGCAATTCCTGTCTGACTAGCAGAGCCGCCCAAAAAAACAGATGAACCATTACCAAAAAGTTGATGTTGTGCATAAGAAGCACTTGTAACACCATTACAAGTCATAGTAATTGAAGCATCACTTGCCGCACTTATCGCTAAAGTCCTTATTTGCAAATGTTTGTAAGTGCCTGGAATTGAACTAAAAGTAATTGTTGCACTTGAACCCGTGCCAGTAGCAGTAGCAATGGATTCATAAGAACTGGTAGAAGCCGCCGCACCACCACTACTAGCAATAATTCCTAAAATTGTGCTTGACATATTAGGCTATTCGGCCAACCACATACCAACTATTATCTGCAACTTCAATTAAACTAGCCGCACCAAATGTTTGAGTTATTACCGGATTAGTTGAAATCGCACCGGCTGAAGCAATTGTAACGCCCGCACCCTGGGTTATAGATACTGTGCCGGCTGATCCAATTTTAATAACATTGATAACTGATCCAGTAGTAAAGGCAACTGAACTAGACGGTGGGATCGTAATCGTAGTAGTACCTGTATTGGAATAAGTAATAAGTTTGTTATCTGCATCAGTTAAAACTAATGTGTCTGATGTGGCTGTAACCGCACGCATTGTTACATTGGCTATGCTGTTCATCTGAGCCGCCGTTAATACCTGACCAACTGAAAATGTTGCCATTTACCTATACTCCCTAATAAGCCAGTGAATCTTCATCTAAAATTCCATCAACGGTAGAGTTTAGCAATAAACCTGATGCAAAGGGTTGAGCGCAAGTAAAAGTTACAAGAAAAGATTTAGGGGTTATTTGATAGGTAAGGCCGGCAATAACGCTGTCAGTTACCACATTGCCAGCCGGTAGGGTTTGTGTAACCTGGATTGGGTAAAACATGTCTAGGTTTAAAGCGGCCACAACCCGGCTAGGATCATCCTCGCCAAAGGCATCAACGGTTAATGAATTAAGTTGTATATCAACGCCTTGTTCTTTTCTTGAAGCAATTATCATTTGTGCTTGATTTAAAGCATCTGTGGTTGTTTGCATAATTCCGCTTCTTACGCGGCTATGCTGAAAATAATCATCAATGCTTTCTGTGTCGCTTGCGGTTTGCCCGGCTAAACCTGTTGGCGTTACCGTTACTTTATTGATCATTTGATAATCTGAAATATCAAATTCAACGGCTTGGTAAGTAATATCGCCTGATCCCGGTACATCACTAAATACAGTTGATGTGCCACCTGATGCTGTAATAATGTCTGTGCGTGACATAAATTTTGCGTATCCGCGCTCATCCATATAAAAAGCACCCAAGTCTGTGGCCTCTACAACCTGGCAGGCAGATAATAGTGATCGTGATGTGCCATCATCTGCCTGTACAGTTGTGGTTGCGGTTGTAGAAATATCACGCATACCACCTGGCCAATCTCCGGCATCCAACAAACTTGTAATTCTTTGTGCGGTTGTTTGTCCGGCTGTACCACCTGCAACTGATGTCAAAGTTGTTAAATTTAATAATTGGAATCCATCAACACAATTCAAAGTTACATAAGCCGGATCAAATCCGGTAGGACTTTGATAATTCCATTCTTGAATATAAAACGAACCTAAATTATATGATGTGCCTAAATATTCTGCCGTAAAGCGAATCTTACGCATAGGTTTAATTTTACCGTACAAACTAGATGATGTATTGGCAGGGTTGTATTCACCTGTTTCATCTACAAACACAATTCTTGCTGTGCCGCCCGTAAAAGCATCTGATGATCTATTAAATGCACGGCGGATATAACATTGAGTTACAAGATTTGTAATATTTACAACATCTGCCGCCGCCGTACCTAATACTGAAAAATCCAATGGTGTAGCCGGGTCATCTAAAACTAAAGCGGGATCAAAACTTGCACCACCGCTAAAATCAATTTCTGCCTTAAATATTGCCGCCGGCATTATCTACCCAAATTGCTTAACTGTGTTACCGCGCCTGCGCGATTTAAATTGTACAAAGCATCTTGAATTACTGATTGCAACTCACCTTCTGAAATAACCGATCCAGCCACATTAACATTTACGGTTGTGCCAAAACCGCCCATACGATCTAACGGCACAACCGCTTCTGCCCCTGCCTCACCAATCATTGCAATAGTTGGTTGATTAACAATGCCACCATCTGCAAGTTGTGGTAAATTGCCAAAATTCATATAAGACATTTGTGTTGGCACTACACCTTGACCGTATGCAGGTTTGCCAGTGCCAATAGGAACTGTGTAGTCAATATTGCCCAATATTTTTGGGGCAGTGCCGGATGCGCCACCTAACTGTATTGATGCAATCTGTTGCAATAATGCCAACATCTTGCGTAATTCTTCATTAGCAATAAACAGTTTTTGTAAATACAATACAACTTCAGTTGTGCTAATACCCCATTCTTTTGCCAACATCTCTATTTCTTCAGTTGATATTACGCCATCTTCAATAACTTTTAATACATCAGCATATCTTTGGGCTTCATTAACTGCCGCGGCTGTACCATCTTGTAGTTTTTGTAGTATCTTTACACGCAATTCATCTTCGGTAGATAATTTACGGCTCAACGCGACCTGTAAATTGATGCGATCAATATCAAACATTGCCGACAATTCAGACTTTTTCTTTTCTAATTGTTGTTGCGCAAGTTTTTCTTTTGTGTTTAATTTTTCCGTGGCCAAAATATTTTTTTGTATGTTAGCAATAATTTGATCAAAAGTTAATATCTTTTTGGTTGCTTTGAAACGATCTTCGCGTGCGTTGGCAGTTTGCTTTTCAGTGCTTAATGCTTTTATCCCAGTGTTTTCCAATTTTTGTAATGTGCTAGTTTCGCCAACTAATCCCTCTACCGCTACTTTTGCCAATTCTAAATAAACGCCTAAACCTTTTTCTTTTGTGGTCGCGGCAATGCCTACAAAAATATTGCTAAATTGTCTAGCCGCAATTTCTAAGTCTGTGCCTAAATCTTTAATTAAAGGTTGTCCACCCGAAATGATGGCATAGGCGTTTAAGAATCCTGTGCCTAAAGTTTCGGTGGCTTCACCTGCACTAATTCTAAATGCTTTCATTTGGCCATCAAGTGTTAATGTTGATTGCTCTGCCGCGCCTTCATATTTTTGCAATAACTGTATTGTCTTGGCAAAACCCATTGTCTTGGCTTCTGCGGCTGTAATGCCAATGCCAAGTGTGCCAATAGATTTGTAATTTCCTATTGCCGCTTTGGTAATTGCATCTAAAACAGTACTTAAATCTTTACCTGTACCAGCACTGGCATCTAAGGCTAGTTTTAATAATTCCTGGGATGATTGAACATCACCGGTTTGTGCAACCAATTGTTGAAACGCCGGTACAAGTTCATCTTCTGTAACATTGGTAGTAGTCTGCAATGATTGTATAAATGAAGTTATTTCAGATGCTAATGCACCTTGTCCAATGCTAGATAAAGTTAATTGTAATGATTTATCTAAACGCTCTTGCGCCAAAGCCGCCGATATTGATCTTTTAGTGAAAATGGCTAATCCAGCCGCCGCCGCTACACCACCGGCTTTAGCAAAAGCGCGCAATCTAAATGATCCAGTTGCAACTACTTTGTCAAAACCTTTTAATTCTTTTGTGGCGCGCTCTAATCCTTTTTTGTCAAACTTTGTAAGGAAGTTAATCGCTACATACTGACTTAATGCCATTTTAACCCCTAAAGTTTTCGCCTAGATATTTTTTAAGCACACCGTATAGATTATCATTTACTTGGCCACCTAACTGTTGTGATGCCCTGTAAATCAATCTTTTTTCATTGTAACCTGCCGAGTTTGCCGTACCTTGCAATTTACCAATAAATGATTCACTAGCGTTTCTATTTCGGCTAACACGCCTAGTTCTACTTCTTGATTTAGAAGTACCAAAACCTGCTAATTCATAAATTATACCTGGTACTGATTTATTAACTATGGCCAAAGCCGTAACTGAAAATGTTGTGCCTTTAACTCTTTGTACTTTTGTTTTCGCCGAACTAACTCTAATGCCGCGTATAACTTCAGTTTGTGACCACTTCCACCGGCTTCTTTTGTTTTCGCCGATAGTTCTACCCCTATGGGCTTGGTCGTTAGCCCACCCCCATTGTGCCGGATAATTTGGCTCAACATCACGCCAACCTGGAAATGGTGAATGTGGAACAAAACTTTGTGCTAATTTTGCAACAGGCTTTACTGATTTAGTTAATTCACGCCTAAATTCTTTATGTAATTCAGGTTCAAATTTTTTCATTGTAGCCAATAGTTGATCTAAGTTTTCCACATAGATGGAAGTTAATGACCTATTCGGTGCTATTGGCATTATTTCCGCCTTACTGTTGCCTTTTTATTGTTAAATGAGCGTTCTTGTAAGATGGCTTTAATTGCTGAATAAATCGCTGGATCAACTTCTAATAAATCTTTAGGGCTGATACCGGTTGCTACCGACACGGTAGCGACTTCATAAATTGAGCCGTGTCGGTCTATCCATTTTTTGGATCATAAACCAAATCAACATCTAAAAATTGATTTATGTAATCATCACCAAATGCGAGATCGGTTTTGCCGGCATCTTTTTCTAAACGCCAAGCAAACCACCATAAATCAGATTCCATTTGTAAATCACTTAATCTCTTACGCCATCCTGTTTTAAATTCGGCTTCAAATGCCACTTTTACTGACGGCGTAAGATCATAACTAATTTTCTTACCATCTTTTTTAACAATTTCAATTTTGTGCATTGACCCACCCTTTTCCTTTTACGCGCTAGTTGATTTTGTTAAGGCTGTTACTGGAATTGAAACGCTTACACTTGCTACTGAATCAATAGCACCATTCACAGGTGTCCATGATGAAATCAAGCATGACATTGTGTAACTTGGATTGGTAGCGGTTACCGTTCCTGCAACTGGTATCAATTTGATATTCAGTTTAGTACCCAACGCATCTTCAAATAGTGAGTTCACAGATGAAGCGGCAAAGTCATTGTAAAGTTCCAGCGACAGTGTAGGTCTTTCAACGCCACCTATCATGTTCTGTATATTATCTGACATGGCTGTGATTTCTACTTGATCAATTTCGCGTGTAAGGCTTACAGTGCTGACATGATCAGTAATGGTAGTTGTACCTACGATCACGGCAACTTTGTTTCCCATAAATATGGCCATATTTTTCCTCTTTTCTTAACCTATCAATTCAACTGAATATTGATAACTTAGGTAATCAATATTAGCGGAAGTTATCGTGCCAGGGCTTGCAGACACAACCCTGAGTGTTTGTACAGCACCGCTTAATGTTTTATCAGCCTCAATTGCGGTTTTGATTGAAGTTGAACCGGATGAAGCAAGTAGCCCATCCAATCTCTCTTGTCCATTCCGTTCACTCATTCTACCTACCACAACAATTACTTGACATGTGGCTGAATCAAATCCCCGGTTTAATGTAAAATCATAATTCATGTTTAATTGGCCAACAATGGCAAAAGCATTGTTTGTAGGTATGTTGGTTGAATCAGGTACATAATCAAATACGCGCAAACCACTAATACTTTGTAAAGCAGTTTTTAAATTATCTCTTACTGTGCTTGGTGTCATGCCACTACTTCTTTTTTATATGCCCTAACCATTGCTGTTACATCTCTACCCAAAGGTGACATTCTAACAACACCTAAATCACCTAAGCCTAAAATTCCACCTGGCGCATCTTTACGCTTGTATAGATCGGCAGTAAGAATTAGACAGGCCATATTTATGTCATCCGGTACTGATGGCCAACCCCATTTGGCAGTTACTTGTACGCCTGGGCGTAATCCATTTTGTGTCAAACCTGGGAATATTGGCCATGTTTCAGTATTGCTTACCATTGTCAATTGTGTGTATGGTCTATTCAAAGATGGTGCGGTTAAAGGGTCTAAAATATAATCTGTATTTAAAGTTAAGGTTTTGGCGTATGTACCGTTGCCGTTTGAATCGGTTTTGACAACTAAATCAGTTGTACTACCAATATCATCTACATAAACAAAAATATCTGAATAAGCACGGTAAAGCCGTGCGGATGCCGTTGCATCTAAATAAAATCTTCTATTAGCAATACGATCAATTGACCTTGATGCTGATTCAATCAAATCTTCTAACAAATCATTATCAGTGTTATCTGATATAGACATGTAGGCTTTAATTTGAGTTAATGTTGCATATCCATTTGTTATAGCCATGATCGGTATCCAAATCCTGTACTGCCCTGGGTCATTAGACAAACTCCATTCTTTAAATACCGATCATAGTTAGAATCCAGGCCACTGGAAGGGTAGCGGCCTGGAAACTTATTGGTTTAGAAACTTGGTGTTGCTAAACCTGTACCGTTAATTTGTGCAACAGCCTTTGGATAACGCTCTGCGGTAAATGCTGACATACCGAATAGAACGATATTAATCGCAACCTTGCCACTTGGTTCTTCAAATGTAACATAGGTTGGCGCGGCGGCTTCTTCCCATAGATGGGTTTCATTCAAATCAACCACAAAGATTGTGTCTTGATTTGTGCTTGCGCCTTGTGCAGTTGAGATGTTTGCATCCACAATAATTGGCAATCCTAGAATTGAGTAACCTGAGTTACCGTAAGTAGGTGTGCCGTTACCTGTACCCATTGCGTTCATAGGGTTGTATGCCTGTGGCACAATCAACGGCCTATTTGAACTATCAACACCGGCTAATAGGAAACCTAGACGGCGTGGGTGCATGATTACTGCATTTGGATTTACATAGATATTGCTTTGAATCTGTTGAATCGCATCAGCAATCTTTGGATACAAACCTGCAACTGTACCGGTTGTAGCGGTGTAAGTTACTAGAACTCCAGTTGTCATGTTTAGTAGTCCTAATGGTTGGCCGTTTGAGCCTGTTCCATTTAGAAGTGAGTTATCCAACTTAGTGTGGTAATCGCGAATCAAATCACCTAGAACAATTCCCTCAATGTTGTATCCGCGTAGCAATGCTTGCTTAGATACTGATTGTTGGCCTGCAATTGTATTTACATTTACAGTTAAGGTGTTATCTGCAATATCTTGCGATACTGCGGCTGTGTTTTGTGATGTTTGATATGCAGTTGTTGTACCAGTATTGATCTTAGAGATAACTACTGACATGCCCTGTGTTGGTAATTGATGCTTGCGTGCGGCATCTGCAAAAGGGCGGCCTGCGCGTGCCAATGGTGCATACAGATCAACTAGATACTGTGGCACTACTAAGCCCGCAAAATTGGATGTACCAACTGCGCGCTTTTCAATTGCCATTTCCTGTTGGTGGCGTGCAATTCTTGCGCTTGCTTCACCATCTGTTTTAAACTGTGCTTTTAAAGCATCTGTTAAGAAATCGTTGCTTGATCTCTCTGAGTAAGTAAGTGCTTCGCTTGTAACAATAAAGCCACCTGCGCGTGCTTCCTTCTTTGGCTCAATGTTTGCATCAACTTTAGCGGCTAGATCAGCGGCTTTTTGATTGCGAATTTCAATATCGGACATCTGCTCAATTCTTTCATCCAACTTTTTAATTTCCAAGTTAAGGGCTTCTACATTAGCCAACTCAACTTCTGATAGATCGCGTGCTTCTTCAGCGGCGCGGTCTAAAGTTGCCTGAATTAGAGATGTCTTTGATTCGCGCTTCTCGCGTAGAGAAGTTAGAAAAGTGTTAGACATTTATTTTCTCCTATTAGTTAGTTTGTAGTGAGAAGGTGTAACGCGCTGGTAACCAGGGTTAGGTGTTCTACGACTTATGCCGATTATATCTCTTTTTTCAATTCTTTTAGTATTTGTGTTGCCATTTTAAATCTTGTTTTTTCTTCTACCGGCTTTATCGCTTCAGATCGGTTTTCACCATATTCTGATATGTTAATTGCGGTCAATTGATCTTCAGCCTGAGATTGCATTTTATGGCAACCCATTAGTTCATTGGTGTCAGTTTTTACAACTGCATACCCTTCACACTCAGGATGGTTACTTACTACGCTGTATGGCATCTAATATTTTCCTTGCTTCATCTAGTCTAGGTGTCATTTGTGGTTGGCCATCACGCATACCTGTAATGCTGGCAAGTTCGCCATAAGCACCAAAAGTTACAAGTGATACTTCAGCCAAATGTGCTTTAATTCTTTCCATAACCCCATCAGGCCGTTTTTTATTTTTAATTGGCATGAAGCCAACTGATAATTGATCTAACGCGCCATCTTTAACTAATTCCAACGCTTCATCACCTTCACGCGTTTTTGAAATCTTAAATTCAGCGTATAACCCTTCTTCAGTTTCCCTAAGTAATGTGGCACGGCCTAGTACATTGTTTTCGCCATGACCCCTAAGAAGTTTGACCCGGTGCGGTGCTTTGATGACTTCAGCAAACACGCCTTTTCTGAAAACTTCAATCATTGTGCTAGTAATGCGTTGTTCTTTGTTGTAAGGCACGGCAATACCAAAAATGGTGCGGCCATCTCCATTAACACGCAACTCTAAATTTACTGAGTAATTTCTATTTTCCATTTTTTCATCAGACATAGTTATTATCCTCTACTGTATCAACTACATCACTTTGCAGTGATTCATCTTCGGCTTCTCCACCAATTTCTTCATCCCCTTCTTCATAATCCATAGGATCAAGATTTTCATAACTTCTAACTTCATCAACAGATAAGAAGCCATTAGATAATGCAGTTGCATAAGCGTTGTATCTACTTGCGGTATCAGTTTTTAATAATGAATCATATTTAAAGCCGGCTGTTTGACCCCTAACAAGTAGATCAGAAAATGCCGCTTCTATTCTTTCCGCAATTGGCTGAATTGACCATTTAATCAATTGTAAATTTTCTTCTACAACATTTGAATAAGTACGGCTTGAATTAGGTGATCCCAAGAAGTACGGTGGTAAGCCTAAGATGTTTGCCGCTTCTGTAAGTCCGGCTGTTTGTGCCTCTACTAATTGTGATTCAGCCGCGTTAGAACTTAACACTTCAAAATCTGTTGATGAGTTCATAACAACCGGTGATCTATTGCGTGATGAATACATTGCCATCCACGCGCTCTTTAAGGCATCTGCTTCCTCTTGCGACAAATCAGGATTTGCTGATTTAATAACAGCAGTAGGATTTACTCCGCCATCAAAATATCTTGATGCGTATTCATTGATTGCAATTTCTTTACCTAATGCTTGTTTAGCAACTGCCAAAATACCTTTACCAACTAAATCACCTGGAAGTGTAAAATTCTTGATGTGCATAATTTCTGATTGATCGTAAGTACGCTCATCAATCTTGTAAATGATTCTGCCTTTATCTGTTGTAACTTGTACGCGGTCAGGAGATACCGGATAAATTGATTCAGGTAATCCATTAGCACCAGGTTCACCTAATACTGCAACATAATTACCGTGAATGATTAAAGCCGCCGCCATTGCGCTAATTGTTTCCATTCGGGTTTCAGTAGGCACAGGGCGCATTAAAATTTGTGGCGTTGGTAATACTTCGCGCTTATTGCGATATGCGCAAAGTGGTAACGCACCAATCGCATCACTGATTAAAGTTATGCCGCGATAGATTGCCGGGATTCCTAAAGCGGTATTTTGATCTACATACGCGCCTGCCCAATTACCTTCAAAGAATCTACCAACACGGCCTAAAGAATCTACATAGCCCGAAGATGTGTAAACCATAGAAGATTGTATTTGTCTTTTAAGCAATCGGCCTAGCATTATTTACCTCTGTTTTCCAAAGCAATACCAAATAAAACTAAAAATGCACCTGATAATATTACCGCTACCAGTGGGTTAATTGTTGCGACACCTGCAACTATTAGTAAAGAACCTGTGATTTGTAAAACTGATGATATGTATTTCATTAGTAGATTTTACTCCTTGCAACCGGCTGATCTTCTATTTTTGTTACCACACCATAGCGTGCCAGCGTAACCGCTACAAGTGGTGTGATGTTAGTTGTGCTTTGGCGATTCCATGCCCAGGAATCACCCAATGGCCTTTTAGTTGAACCCATGATGGCTGTTTTTAAATTGGGATCATCTAAGTGGCATATAGTTTTGGCTTGTACTGCATCATAAAATGAACCACATGCCATAGCGTAATCACGCAAGTGGATAGACATAACGCCTATATTTTCCTTTTCTAATTCGGCTATAAGTGATGCCGCCGGTGATCCAGTATCAATTACCACTTTTGTGTTATATCTTTTACATAACTCAACTAAGCGTGGCAATACCCATGATGTGCCTTCTTTACATTCAATCAGTTCAATTGGTGTAAAACCTCTTACTAAACCTGATGCACCAATAGAAGCCTTGTCACGCTCACGCGATATGTCCACGCCAAACACAATCTCATTGCCTATTGCAATATCTGTTCTAGCCAAAGAATCCCACAATTCAGTATTGATTACTTGTACTGCATCCCTAGATGGCCAAACATTCAACCATTCCTTTGTAAATATCTCAGGGCTGTTAGTTGTTGCCGCTTCTTTAACCGCATCTAACAATACGCCTTTTTCTTCATGCAGTGAAGGTATGGCCTGATACCAAACTTCTTGATCCATGTAATCAAATTCATCTGATGATGGACACCATTCAAACCATGCAAGTTTGTTTTGTGGTTCGGCTATTTCCCGGTGACCTATTTCCCGGTAATGCTCTAATAATTCAGATTCTCCAGGCCTACCAGCATTAGATAAAATCCATAACTGACCATTGCGCTTTGTTGCAAGGGTTGGTTGTAAGTTAGCAATGAGTGATAGCGGATGGGTCAATGCTTCATCAATAACCATTAAATTTAAACTAAGGCCGCGTGCGCCTTTATCGTTAGGCGTGACAATTCCATAGGTTGAGCCATTACGCATGTATATCTTTTCACTACCATTTACCCTAGACACCCTTGCAATGCGTTTAGAAAATTTAGGCGACAATTGAAAACTTAATAAATGTTCTTCCCATTTACTCTTAGCCATATTGCGATCCTGGGCGGTATAGGCAACATGTCTTTTAGGTTGCAATAACTCATAAGCAATACGCGTTTCAATAAGTTTGCTTTTTCCGTTTTGGCGACCTACCTGGGCGCATACTGATCTGTACTTGTACAAACCGGTTGCATCTTTTTCTAAACCAACATCTGCCACATAGCGTTGCCAATCAAATAAATCAAAACTTAATAATTTTGCTACCTGGGCTAATTTGTCGCCATCTGTTTCACATGCTTGA